GTTAGAGGCGCAGTCAACGGAATGAGAAAATCGGGTGCGCTGGTTGCAGGCGCTGCTGGTCACCCTGATAATGCTCAGAACTTTTATCGCATTATTGGTATTGACCCCGCGATGTCTGGTGACACCGCAGCAGTTGCTTACGCAGTCGACCGCAGAACACACAAGCGCTATGTCATGGACGTTCACGTCATGAGCAGCCCCACACCTGCAGCGATTCGCTCTTTGATTCGGGAATGGACCGATGCGTATAAACCGCATACCGTTATCGTTGAGTCAAATGCTTTCCAGCTTTTCTTGACCCAAGACGAGGAGATTAGAAACTTCTTGTCAACCCGCGGTATTAACTACCGCCCACACTACACAGGTAATAATAAACAAGACCCAGAGTTTGGTGTAGCTTCTCTGGCTCCGTTGTTTGGAACCATCATCAAGCGTGATGGCAATAACAACAACCTGAAGCATGCTGGTGACAACATGATTGAGTTACCAGACTCTTCAAGAAACGAACATGTAAAGAAGCTGATAGAACAATTGGTTGTTTGGCAACCAGGAGTACAAGGCAAGAAACTAAAGATGGACGCTGTAATGGCGCTCTGGTTCTGCGAAATTGTAGCTCGTGATGTTCTACTAACTTCCTCGAATGTACCTAACTTTTTAAGTAATGAATTCACTCCGCGTAAGGCGATTGATGATAGGTACATCGTTAACCTAGATGATTTAGCTGCTACTCAGCGAATAGCGAGATTGTGATAATGAGAGAACTTGTACAAGCATATGAGCAATTAAAAGCTCGTAATGCAGAACGCGATAAGCGTATGCGCGATGTTGCCATGGTGCGTGCTGGCAATGCCGACCAGGTATTTCGCGGTCTGTTCCCAGAGGGAACATGGTCGAAGCCTATTATCGCCAACCTAATTGATGTGGTTGCTCGCGATGTTGCTGAGCAGGCAGGTGTACTACCTACCATAACAGCAGCTGGTGATTCATCACTTGATGATTCCCAGCGAACCAAGGCTGATAAGAGAACGAAGATTGCGAACTACTACGTCGCATCTTCCAGACTTGGTACAGAGCTACTGCGTGGCGCAGACCAGCTTGGAACATACGGTTTCTGTGCATTCCGTGTTGAACCAAACTTCAAAGAAAAAAGACCGCACATTCATGTTGAGAATTCCATGGGTGCGTACTATGACATGGACAGATTCGGGGAAGTATCTGTCTACTGCCGTTCATACTTCCGTAAGGCTGGCGATTTAGCAGCCAAGTTCCCCGAAGTCGCAGACAAGATTCTGCAAGCAAACGCATTTGGTAATCGCACTGACGAGAACCAACTACTTGAAGTAGTGCGTTGGACTGATAAACGACGTAGCGTTATGTTCATTCCAGAACGTGGAGGTGTTGTTCTTGCTGAAGCACCAAACAAAATCGGTAGAGTCCCAGTTGCGATTGCTCAACGCCCTTCGCTCGACGGTGAAGTACGAGGCTCGTTCGACGACGTTCTTCCTGTTTATGCAGCTAAGGCGCGACTTGCGCTCCTCACTATGGAAGCTGTTCAAAAGTCTGTTGAAGCTCCTTTGGCTTTGCCCACCGATGTTACTCAACTATCTGTTGGTCCAGACAGTGTCATTCGTTCGAACAGTCCTGAGAAAATACGTCGTGTAAACCTAGACGTACCACAGTTTGCATTTGCTGAGAACAATGTTCTAGCAGATGAAATGAAGTTAGGAACCCGCTTCCCGCAGGCACGTGCAGGTCAAGCAGAAGGTTCTATCGTTACTGGTCAAGGTGTCAAGGCACTTATGGCTGGATTCGATTCACAAATCAAAGTTATTCAATCAATCCTTGGTGAAGCAATCGGTGAAGCTATCTCAATGGCATTTGCTACCGATGAAGCATACTTTGCTGAAGTATCTCGCGAAGTATCTGCAACAGCCAATGGTGTTCCATACAAATTAAAATACAAACCATCAAGCGATATCAACGGCAATTATGGCGTAACGGTTGAATATGGCTTGATGGCAGGACTTGACCCTAACCGTGCATTGGTATGGGGTCTGCAAGCACGTGGCGATAAACTCATTTCACGAGGAATGCTACGTCGCAATCTACCGATTTCGCTCAACGCTGGAGAAGAAGAGCGAGCAATTGATATCGAAGAGATGCGTGACAGCCTAAAGGCTTCCATCTCATCACTTGCACAAGCGATTCCAATGATGGTTTCGCAAGGTCAAGACCCGATGTCTATTGTGGAAAAAATGGCAACAGTTATTGATGAGCGCAAGAAAGGCACACCGCTTGAAGATGCGGTAGCTAAAGCGTTTAAGCCAGAACCAGCAGAAGAAGAAGAGGCTCCAGGAATGGAGCAGCCAGAAGAGCCTATGGGCATGGGTGGCGGTATGCCACAAATGCAACAGGGCGGTAGACCAGCAATGCAAGAACTGCTAGCAGGTCTAACTGGTTCAGGTAATCCAGTTCTCGCAGGTCGAGTAACTCGTCAAATCCCAGCATAAGGAGAAATAAATGTTTGGAAAGCAAGGAAAAGCTGCTAAGGCTCCAGTACACCCAGGACACCAGGGCAAGAAGAATGGTGGCAAGGGCGTTGGACTTGGTCAGGTAGCAAAAGCCCCAGCACCAAAAGGTATCAAGGGCAACAAGAACAAGCTTAAGTAAGGAAAACTAAATGGCGAAGAAAACACCAAAAAAGTATCGCCAAGCGAAAAGAGCAGCAAGACCTGCTGCAAAAGAAGCGTTTCCTGGTAAGACTAAAGCAGCACGCCGTGACCCAATGGCAAAGTACTCTGCTGAAGACCGTGAGGTTTTTAAGGAGATTACAAAAGAATCCAAGGGTCGTTATATCACTGATGATAAAGGCAACAAGATTCAAGTCAAACCTGATGAAACAGCCAAAGAGCGCATGGACCGCGAACGCAGAGAAGCCATGCGTAAGTTTCGTGAGGAAACAGATACTGATAAGCAAGAAGCCCGCGATAAGCGCATGGCTGATAAGCGCAAAGCTGCTATGGATAAGCAAACAGCCGATAGAGCTGCTAGCAAAGGCAAGCGAGCACCAGGACTATTACAGTCTGCTCCAAAAGAAAAGCCACTTAGCCGTCCTGTAAAGAAGGCTGCTGCCAAGCCAGTAGCTAAAAAAGCACCTGCTAAGAAGGTTGGCACTGTAGGAACTACACGTAAGCCAGACGCTAAAGGCGTAGCAAAGGTAGCAGAAGAAGCTAAAAAAATTCAGGCTGTTAAAAAAGCTGCACCAGCTGCAAAGAAAGTAACTCGTGCAGAAAAGTCTGCAGCTAATAAAGCTGCATGGAAGTCAATGACTCCTGCAGAACGTAAAGAGTGGGCTAAGAACAAGCCTGGCGCTAAGACTGTTTATAACATTACAACAGCACAGCCAGAAAAAGCTACTAAAGGTTCAGTCCCTGCAAAGTTTGTACAAAAGAAAGCTGTTGCAAAGAAGGCAACACCTAAGCCAGAAACTGGTAAAGCAGTTGCTGTTCGTCCAAAGGGCGCTGTAGCTACAACTGCTAAGGCAGCTGGCAAAGAAGGTGCTAAGAAAGCAGCTAAAGGTGGAATCCTTAAAGGCGCAGCACGTCTAGCTGGTAAGGCTATTACTGGTCGTGTAGGTCTAGCAGTCGGTGCTGCATCACTATTAGGTGAGCCAGTACTTAGAGCTCTAGTAAAGCAACCAGCAGGTGCTAGAAAGCGCGGAGAAACAAAACCAGTAAGTGAAGTTATTGGAACAAAATCTCGCAGCAATCAACCACGTATCACTGGACAAGGTCGCTTTATCGGAGCAGGTGGTAGCACCTATACCGTTAAGAAGGGCGACACTCTTTCTGGAATTGCTAAAGCAAACAACACAACTCTTGCAGCAATTCGCGAAGCGAACCCTAAGTTTACAAAGAATAAGAAATACAAGCAGGGTTCGATGATTTATTCAGGAACGAAAGTACGTATTCCAAAGAAGTAGGTAACTAAATGTCAATGATGCAGCCATCAGGTCCAGGTCCATTTGCAAAAAGGACTGACCGTCAAGGCGCAAAGCGCCTTCCTAATGCTGCCTATGGTGAGCAAAAGGAATTTCAGGAACAGCAAATGG